GATGATGTCCAAGCGTCTGTTCCGTCAACCCAGTTGAGAGTTTTGTTGGTTGAACCAAGAATTGTAATACCAGCACCGTCAGCAGATACATCTGATGGTGTAGCAACATTGGAAAGAACAATGTTTTTATCTTCAACAACCAAAGTTGCTGTATTCAAAGTTGTCGTGTTTCCTTGAACGATTAGATCACCAGTAACAGTAAGATTATTAGGAATTGTTACGTTAGATGGAAGACTTAATGTTACAGCTCCAACTCCAGAATTTGATACTGTTATTTCATTTGCTGTACCTGTCAAGCCAGTAACAAGGTTGGTTCCCTTATCGCTAATTTGTGAAGCGGTTACTGAGATTGCTGTATCGCCTGCAGCGGTTAAGCGACCCTTTGCGTCAACCGTGAATGTAGCAACGGTGTTTGCAGCTCCATAAGAACCAGCAGTTACCGCAGTATTGTCAAGGTTTGAAGAAGTCAAAGAAATTGCTGTATTACCAGCTGCCGTCAAACGGCCCTGGGCATCAACCGTGAAAGTTCCAACAGTTCCTGCACCACCGTAAGATCCTGCAGTAACAGTGGTGTTGTCAAGGTTTATCGTGATTGTATCAGTCGCACCTGCAACAGAACTTAAGCCAGTACCACCAGAAATTATTAGTGTATCAGTGCCTGAAGTAATTGTTTGGT